TCCTTAGTTTTCCATAATTATTTGGAATGTGCGTTTACTATGAATAAATATAGTAGTTTATCGGCTAAAGCACGACTTTGATTGAAAATGCCTTTGTTAGCTAGCCTTTTTTCTTCTTTGGCGCTGAACCAAACCCAGGAACAGGATTGACCAGTTTCCCCTTAGGCTTTGCTTTTGCTTTTAATGTTGTTGCATCGAAGCTCGGTGGAGTGTCGTTTACAACGCCCTCATCTGCGGTGATAGTTTTCGCCGAGTCCTTTAGCTGCTCAAATGCCATTACTGCCTCAACAAAAGCAATCGGGCTAACGAATCCTTTTCCGTTTAGATCCCAGCGGTGCACCTTGCCTTCAACAATCTCAAAGTGAAGGTGTCTTCCAGCCGATGCGCCGGTGTTTCCCATGATTCCAAGAATCGTTCCGGCCTCAACCTTTTGACCAGTCTTTACCTTTAGTGATCCCTGCTCCATGTGGCCAGAGCGTGTAACATACCACTTGCCATCAATCTTTGAGCGGATGTCTACGTAGAACCCGATGCCACCTAGAGAGCCATCAGCGTTTTTCAACTTTGAGGGACCTGCATATACCACCGTGCCGTCGTGCCATGCCTCAATGTAGATCTTTGGGTTAGATCCCCAGATGTCATCTCCATTGTGATGCTTCTTTGTTTTTTCGATTGGATGAATCCTCCAACCAAATGGGCTTGTAATTTTCCAAGCCTTGCCTTTTTTCCCGTCAATCGGGTACTGAGTTTTTGCCAATTTGCTCCTTACACAAACAAACATGTAGACGAACATGTCTACATATTCATATTAGTGCTTAGGGCTTACTGGGACTCCTGAGGAGCTGTCATCTTTGCGGCGTGCCTGAGAGCCCACTGCATATCAGCGGACATGCTTGGGTGCTCGGCCATCTGCTCAAGCTCTTTGACTATTTCGTTGCGAATTATCTTGTTGTACAGCGGATAGTAGAATCCGTCATTGTAGACGCTATCTGCCATAATCGTCACTGTGGCGCACGATGTCGTTCTCATCAATCGGATCTCCGTGCTGGACCTCGATGATTTCTAGCGGCTTTCCGCCTAATGCCTCGACGCGGTGTTTTTCACCTCGCATGATTGTTACCTGTGAACCTGCCTTGACTTGGTGTACCCAGTCGTCAACTTGAACCATGCCTTCACCTGCGGTGATAAACCAGTACTCGTCACGATGTTCGTGAGTCTGTAGACTTAGGCGCTGCATGTCATTTACGACAAGGCGCTTGATTTGCATTCCGGGTCCTTGCATCAGGACCTCGTAGTAGCCCCAAGGGCGGTCTTCGCGAGAGATAGCTTCCATGAGGAAACTTTATCACAATAAGGACAAATGCGATTCCACTCTTGCTAACGTTCAATAAGTAGTTGAAACTTGTACAACTCCTCTTCATCTTAGAAGACCACCTGTATAACAGGGTAAATAAGCATTACTCCACATTGCTTGCTCCAACTTCCGTGTAAGAACTTCCGTGTATGGAAAGCTGTCTGTAACGGTTTTCCCTGCTATAATTCATACACGTTTTCACGAAAGGGTGTACATTCTAAATCATGGAGTTTACAGGTAAAGTTTTGTACATTAGTGATGAATTTGATGAATATGGAGACATAGATGGCTGAAGGATTAGCGCTGCTGTATGTTCGAGTTTCAACCGCCCAACAGGCAACTGATGGCGTTTCGCTCGGTGCACAGGAGCGAGAACTGGCTCACGCTGCTTCACTTGCAGGGTACACGGAAGTTGAAATTGTGCGTGAAGAGGGCCGGAGCGGCAAGTCAATCAAGGGAAGACCGGAGTTAAGGTCTGCTTTAGATCGTTTGAACAAAGGTCAGGCAGTGGCTTTATTTGTCACTCGCGTTGATAGATTGGCGCGTTCAACTAAGGACTTCCTTACGATTATCGACCAGGCAAACCAGCACTCCTGGCGTCTTGTATTGTTGGACCTCAACCTTGACACCTCGACCTACCAGGGTCGCTTCGTGGTGACCATCATGGGTGCGCTTGCAGAGATGGAACGTGCCATCATTGGCGAACGCCAAAAAGACGTTCACAGGGACAGACGAGCCCAAGGAAAGGTTTGGGGTGTAGACCTTGGACCTAAATCGAAGATCCCTCTAGAGGTCATGGAGCGCATTAGAGACATGCGTGAGAAAGGAATGTCCTATCACGCAATAGCCACACAGCTAAACGGTGAAGGTGTTCCTACAGCCCTAAATGGGCAGAGCTGGCACGGTTCTACAGTACGTAAGGCTTTACTTTAGCTGCGCACTCCATGCAGCCTTGGTATCCTTGTCTGGTGCAAGAATAGGCAACGGCCACACGCGGTTGTCGCTTAGCGCTGACATCGTAAATGAAACGTGGATGTGCGCTGTGTGCCCATATCCTTTTCCACGAAACTTCCACCACGTTGCTTTGTATGTGCCAGACGCAATTTGATCTTCGTAGACTACATACTTAACTCTGTCAGATCCAGGCAGACTAGACATGGCATACAGAACTAGCTCATCTGTCAACCTACGCGCTGTCCTGCCGTTGCGCCAAGAACCTTTGCCCATGTTTTCATCGATGTCAATCGCGTAGACCCAACCCTGCAAGTCTGGGTTGTGATCTGACACGCGGTCCTGATGCGCCCTGTCGCCAATCCAACCATCTGATCGCCTGTCCCTATCTGGGAACCTAAGGTCAATCTGCTCACGTAACTTTACTCCACCAAGAACAAGTCTTGGAGTCTTAGCCATGCTCTCTCCAGGTGCATTAGTTAAGTGGTAGAGGGCGGGGCTTGGTCACTACAACCAAGCTTCCCGCCCTCTATTTATTTTTTGATACTGCTCTCTCCCAAGAAGTATCAAATCTCTTACGTGTACACTATATACCTAATTTACCTGAGGTTTAGGTATTGTCGGAAGCAGTTTCCTCGACTGGTACAAAACTTCCAAAGTTTCCATCTTCCTCTACCGGGGTAAGAATTCCACCAATAGGCGCTTCGTTCTCGTCAGGCTCAACGTACTCAACGATGTTAAGGCCAAGTTCCTGGGCAACCATGATCTCTATGCGTGCGCCCTTGCTTTCCTCCCAGCCTGGAAGGATAACCACGGTGTCAGCCTCAAGCAAATACTTGAATGCCTCACGCATGTATTCCTCGCGCTTGCGCGTCTTGTCACCATCAAAGAACTCCGACGGCGAGCATACCTCAAACCCAACCATGCGAAACTCCGCTGCAACCTTGTTGAACAGGTCGTGGTTGTAGTTTTCAACCTTTGTCATCGGGCCACTTAGGTAAAGCTTGTTCATGCCTTTGGTTGCGTTGAACTCTTCTACGAGATCCTCGTTTACTGCTTTATTTTCTTCTGTCATTGTCTCTCCTACGTTTAGCGAGCAAAGCGGTTTGCCATGCTCCAGTCAACCTCGGCAGTTGGTACTGCCCTTGGCACTAACATGCGGTTTGTTATCTCTGCACGTGCGCCAACACCGATAACCTCTAGTCCACGGTCACGGATCTTGCGCTCAAATGCAATCTGTGTCATTGGACGTTCTCCACGTTCATCAGACCACATTCTATAAACTGCATACAGTGCCTTAACAGGCAACCTGGCCTCAGCACCTTCACGAGTTTCCTCATTGAGGAAGATACCGATACGGTCCTCGTTCTTACGATACATGTCTGCTGCCTCGCTAACTGCGGTGCACCAGCCTAACGCATCTCGCGCCTGTGAGCCAAGTAGTTTGATTGCGCCTTCAACTGCCCACGACAACACAGCGGGTAGCGCGCCTTCAGGATCAAATATGTAAGCCTTTAGGTCTGGATCTGGATTCTCAGGAACCTTTAGCCACGGGATTGGACGTAGACGACGCCACATTGCCTCGTCGTTGATAATAGGTCTGTGGTTTGTTGTAACCCAAAGTTTTGCCTGTGACTGGAAAGTAAATGGTTTTTCACCAGGTGAACGAGCAGAGATTTCAGATGAACCAGTTAACTTCTTAACTGCGTTCTCCTTCATGCGCTCGCCGTCTGGCAACTCATCAACCCAAACCATACGACGTCCACGAAGCTCAGCCCAGTGATAAAGATCTGATCCATGCGATTGCCCATCACCTTGTGCAAGGATTGATGAATCCAATGGCCACGCGTATTGTGACGTTCCCATTGCCTTTACAAGAGCTTCAACGAACGTGTTCTTACCAGATCCAGCAGGACCGTAGACAAGGAACATTACGTCGTGCGTGCGCATACCAGTCAGCGAGTAACCAGCTGCCTTTTGCAACCATTCCTGTAGTTCCTTGTCACCATTGGTCGCGTAGTCAACAAACTGTTCCCAACGCACGTTGCGCATACCTGGCGTGTAAGCAACAGGCGCACGTCGTGTGATGTATAGGTCAGGGCGACCTTTTAGAAGCTCACCCGTGCGTAGGTCAATAACACCATTGGCAACACCAAGTAAGTTGATGTCACTGTCCCAGTTTTCTACGCCAACGACAATTCGTGGATCAGATGTAGCGCTTTCAATTGCACCTGCAAGTCTGGAGTTTGATTTTGCCTGCTGTGCCCACTTAATAACCTCTGACTGCTTGTCTCCGTCCTCGTAGTTCACAACCTCAGACGCGATGATTGGCGCAAGCTTTTTTGTAAGCTCGCGCATTTCAAGTTCTTCAATGTCTGGCTTCCAATATCCACCGTCCCAGTGGAACCAGCCAAGACCAGGTGTGTAACGAATTGCAGGACCAAATGCGTCAACAAGACGACGACCATTACCAACGTCAGACAAGGTACGCTTACCAGGTGTTCCACCTTCGCCCTCACCGATTGCGTCAGTATCCTTAGGTACGTCCATGTTTAGAAGA